GAGTGGATCAAGTTCCAGGACGAGGCGCCGAAGGACAAGAACGGCAAGGAGTGCGAGGGCACCTGGCACGTCACCGGTGACCTCGCGGGCTTCGCGGACATCGTCCAGGCGAAGGGCTACCAGCAGAAGCGCCTCGACAAGAGCGCGATCGCGGTCGTGAAGGTGCTCGACGACGGTCGCTGGTGGGTCCGGGACATCATCCTCGGCCGCTGGAACACCGAAGAGACGGCGCGGCGCATCGTCGACGCCGTCGACAGCTGCCAATCGACGCGCGTGGGCATCGAGAAGGGCACGACGTTCAACGCCGTCGGCCCGTACCTGCGCGCCGAGGCCGCGAAGCGCAAGATCCCGCTGCACGTGGAAGCCTTGCAGCACGGCAACCAGGCGAAGTACGACCGGATCACGTGGGCGTTGCAGGGCCGGCTGGAGCACGGGCAGATCATTTTCCGCCGCGCGGCCTGGAACAGCGAGATCGAGGACCAGCTTTTGAACTTCCCGAGCAAGATGGTGCACGACGACGGCATCGAAGCCCTCGCGTACGTGGCCCAGCTTGCACAGAACCAGCTCTTCGAGGGCTTCGCGTCCATGTCGGACGAGCCATATTGGGAGCCAACCGACGCTGACGTGGGAATCTGACGCGACCGATGGCAAAAATCGACATCGACACCGAAGCAAATCGGGCCCAAGTGCTCGAAGACGACCGCGATGAGCTGGTCGCGGCTGGCATCGACCCCGATGCGAAGCCCGATCCCAACGCGGGCCTCGTCGCGTGGGTCGTCGCGAAGACCGACGAGTGGCGCCAGCACCGGAAAGCGAACTACGAGGCGAACTGGGACAAGTACGAGCGCCTCTGGCGCGGCATCTGGAGCGGCTCGGAGAAGGAAAGGCAGTCCGAGCGCTCGAAAATCGTGAACCCGGCGCTCTCGGAGGCCGTCGAGAACGGCGTCGCCGAGATCGAAGAGGCCGTTTTCGGCCGCGGTGACTTCTTCGACCTCCGCCCCGAGGCCAAGGACAACGAAACCGAGGTCCGCGCGCTCGCCAGCAACAAGAAATCGCTCCGTGAGGACCTTTCGCGCAGCGGTTTCGTGCTCAACGTGTCGGACGCGCTCCTCAACGGCGCGATTTTCGGTCTCGGCGTCGGTGAAATCGTCGTCGAGGACGATGTCGACCGTGAAATCGTGCCGCAGATTGGCCCGGATGGCTCCGTCGAGGCCGGTGTGGTCGAAAAAGAGGTCACGAGGGCGCATCTGCGCTCCGTGAACCCGCGAAACTTCCTCTGGGACCCCGCCGCGCGCAACGTCGACGACGGTTTGGGCATCGCGGTCGAGGATAACGTCGGTCTCCACCTGATTCGCAAGGGTCAGGAGGACGGCGCGTACCTCCAGTGCGACGTTCGGCCCGCGCAACCCGAGCCGCAGCTCGGCGCGGACCCCCAAGTCGAGGGCGAGCTGCAATCGGACACGGCGCACGTGCTCCGCTACTACGGTTTGGTGCCCAAGCACCTCCTCTTCCCGCCCGAGCAGGTCGACGACCTCGGGATGGGCAGCGAGGAGAAGGAAGAGCAGACCGGCGGCGAGATGGTCGAGGCCATCGTCGTCGTCGCGAACAAGTCGCAGCTCCTGAAGTCGGTCGAGAACCCCTCGCTGATGAAGGACCGCCCCTCGGTCATCTTCAAGTGGGACTCGATCCCGGGCCGGCTGCCCGGGCGCGGCGTCTGCGAGAAGGGCGAGGTGCCGCAGCGCCTCCTGGACGCCGAACTGCGCTCGCGCATGGACGCCCTCGCGTTCACGGCGGCGCCGATGATGGGTATGGACGCCACGCGGCTGCCGCGCGGCTTCAAGTTCGAGGTCAAGCCCGGCCGCTCGATCCTCACCGCGGGCGACCCGAGCACCGTGCTCAAGCCGTTCACGTTCGGGCAGATCGACCAGAACACGTGGCAGCAGGCGCAGGCCCTGGACCAGATGGTGCAGCGCGCGACCGGCTCGCTGAACATGACGCAGATGGCGCAAAGCGCCGCGGGCGGCGACGCGCGCTCCGGCGCGGTGAGCATGTCGCTCGCCGGCGTCGTGAAGCGCAGCAAGCGCACGCTGCTGCACTTCGTCGAGGGGTTCTTCATCCCCGCGCTGGAGAAGATCCTCTGGCGGAACATGCAGTACAACCCTCAGCGCTACATCCCGCTCAACTCGTCGTTCGTGGCGACCTCAACAATGGGGATCATGCAGCGCGAGTACGAGCTGATGAGCCTGACGCAGCTCCTCGCGACGATGCAGCCGCAGTCGCGCGAGTACAAGACCGTCCTGATGGGCGTGATCGCGAACACGGGGCTCCACAACCGCGAGAAGCTGATCGCGATGATCCAGCAGGCGATCGCGCAGGAAGCGAAGGCCGCGGATGCCGCGGCGGCAGCGCAGGCCGGCGGCGTCGACCCGCAGATGGCGATGCTCCAGCAGCAGCTCCAGCAGGTCCAGATCCAGCTGGAGATCGCGGAGCGCCAGGCGAAGATCCGCAAGCTGAACGCCGAGGCCGGGCTGGCCGAAGCGAAGACGCAGACCGAGATGATCGAGCCGGAGATCCAGGCGCGCGAAGTGATGATGAAGGGCATCTACGAGGTGCCCCAGGCGCAGCAGTCGAACGAGTTCGACCGGCGCATGAAGCTGGCCGAGCAGATTCTGGACGCGCAGGACATCGAGTCGAACGAGCGCATCGCCCGCATCCAGGCGGCGGCCAGCGTGCAGCGCGAGAAGATCCGCGGCGCGGCCAACGTCGCGGCGGCGCGCACGAAGAGCCAAGGCGACGTGGTCGCCGGGGTCGCGGAGGCCGCGGTGGCGGCGCAGACGTCGGAGCCGCAGCCACAAGTCGCGGTCCTGCCGACGCCGGCCGTCGTCGCGACACCCGATTCCCGCATGATCTAACTCTACGGGGCAGACGAGGCCGCTTCGCTCCCGGACTCTCCTCGGCCGCTAGGCCGAGGGCCCCACCCAACTCCCGGAGCGAGGAGCGAACGTGGCCCAGATGACACTGAAGAACATCGAGCTGCAAGCATACTACGACGCGCAGTTCGAGATGATGGCGACACCCGCGTGGAAGCAGCTGATGGAGGACGTGCGCGCGATCCGCGACGCGCGTCAGGATCCGCGGCTGATCCCGGACGCCGCGGCCCTGCACCGCATCCAGGGCGAGCTGATCCAGATCGACTGGTTGCTCGGCCGCGAGGACGCGCTGCGCCTCGCGCACGACCACTTGCTAGCCGAAGAGCTGGGGGCTGAGTGAGCATCCGCGTCTTCGACTTCATGTGCCCCGAGGGCCACGTCGTCGAGCACTTCGTCGACGACAAGGTCCGCGAGGTCCCGTGCGACGAGTGCGGCGCCACCGCGGCGCGGCTGATCGCGGCGCCGCGCGCGCAGCTGGAGGGCTTCAGCGGCGACTTCCCGACCGCCGGCGACCACTGGGCCAACATGCGCGAGAGCAAGATGAAGGCGGAGCGCCGCACAATGGAGCGGCACGGCGAGTACGCCGACGGCAGCAAGGTTGGCGACGCGTTCGCCGACCGCCGGACGAAGATCACGAAGTAGCGCCGCGGCCCTGCAAGGGGCAGCCGCAGCGCGCAGCACCCAACGCCCCCTACCGAGCGAAGAGGACAAGGCAACATGGCCGTACCCGAGACCACAGGCGCCCTGCTGGAAGATGGCGACGAAGCACTCCTGACGCAGAACGTCGACCCGAACGAGGGCGTCGAGTTCGCGGACCCCGCCGGCGACGGCCTGGTGTCCGACGAAGTCATCAGCTCCGAGGAGGAGCGCTCCCGCGTCGCGAACGAGCCCGAGACCACCGCGAAGCCCGCCACGAAGGCGAAGCCCGCGCCAGCCGATGACGGCCTGCCCGAGCCGCTGCGCGGCAAGACCGCGGCGGAGATCGCGGCGATGTACCTGGAGGCGCAGAAGGCCATCGGGCGGCAGGGCCAGGAGTTGGGCGAGCTGCGCAGCCTGGCCGACACGCACATCAAGGCGACGCTCGCGGCGCAAGCCGAGGCCCGCCGCAAGGCCGCCGAGCCGGCGCCGAAGAAACCGATCGAGGACGCGGACTTCTTCGCGAACCCGAAGGCGGCCATCGAGGCGGCGATCGACACCCACCCCGAGGTGGTTCGGCTCCGCAAGGAGAACCAGGAGGTCCGCGCCGCGCAGGTCAAGGCGCGCATGGCGGCGAACACGCAGCGCTTCAACGAGGCGCACCCGGACGCCGCCGACATCCTCGCGGACACCGAGTTCCGCGCGTGGGTGGCGGAGTCGCCAGTGCGGCAGCAGCTCCTGACGCAGGCGCACACGCGCTACGACTTCGCGGCCGGGAACGAGGTGTTCTCGACGTGGAAGGCGCTCAAGGCGGCGCGCGCCCCGGCCAAGGCCGACGCGGCCGACGCCGCGGCGAAGTCCCGCGCGAACGCGAAGAGCGCCGCGCGCGTCCCGACCAGCGGCAACCCGACCTCGAAGCCGGGCAACAACGGGCAGAAGATCTACCGCCGGGCCGACATCATCAAGCTCCAGATCGAAGACCCGGACCGGTACGAGCTGATGTCGGACGAGATCCAGAGGGCGTACCAAGAGAACCGCGTCCGGTAATGGACGTCGTCGTCGGGAAGCTGATCGCCGCGGGGGAGGCTTACGCCGACCCCCGCGAGGTCGACGCGGTCCGCCCGAACCGGGCCCTCAACTGCACGCGCGGGCTGCGCACGATCCCCGAGCGCCCCGTCGTGCGCGACGACACGGTCTCGATCGTCGGCTTCGGCCCGTCGCTGGCCGACACGTGGCGCACGGTCGCGCTCGTGCCGACGGTGTGGACGACCTCGAAGGCGCACGACTATCTGCTGGAGCGCGGCATCACGCCCGACTACCACACGGACGTCGACTACCGCGCCCACAAGGCGAACTTCATCGCCCGGTTCAAGCCGGGAACGCAATACTGGGTCGCGTCGCACGTCCACCCGTCGTTCATCGACAAGGCAGTCGAGCACGGCGCCGACCTTCGGATCTTTCACTCGCTCGTCCCGGGCGCGAGCCCATACGAGCCCGGCTATCGCAAGGTGGCCGCGATGCTGGACGCCGGCCTCCAGGCTGCGTACCTCGCGTACCACGCGGGCTACCGCAAGCAGCACTGGTACGGCATCGACGGCAGCATGACCGATCAGACGCACGCAGGGCCGCACGAGGGCATCCTGGGGACCGCCGAGCCGTTCGGCGTCCTCGTCCAGGGCCTCGTGTACAAGTCGAACGGCCTCCTGCTGCGCGCGGCCCTCTGGGCCGAGAAGATGCTTCGGGAGCACCCGAAGCTGGAAGTCACGATTCACGGAAACGGGATGCTACGCCCGTTCCTCCAAGAGCGCGGACGAGTCCGCGTTAACTGAGCGCTGCCGGACAGGGTCGCGAGCCCCCGGCCAGTATGATCGCCGTCCCCGCTGGGCACCGCGGGAGAAACGTATCCAGGTCACACCTCCGCTTGCGCGGGCAAGGTCACTGACGGGCCACCAATCTCCCTCTGTAGTTCAACCCCAACGTGGAAGGAAATCATCATGGCTGCCTTTGCTGGCGGTTCCAACGTCATCATGGCCGAAGCCCGCACCGCGGGTCTCGTGCCGACCATGTGGAGCGACGAGATCTTCGCCGCTCACAAGAAGAACGTGGTTCTCGCGAACCTCGTTCGTAAGCTCAACGTGAAGGGCAAGAAGGGCGACAGCATCAAGCTGCCGGCCCCGGCGCGCGGGACCGCGACGACCAAGTCGACCGAGTCCCCGGTGAACACCATCATCGAGTCGGGCACGTCCGTCACCATCACG